AGAAAAAAGAATCCTCCGATCGCGGGATTGCGATCCCAAATCCTCAAGAAAAAAGAATCCTCCGATCGCGGGATTGCGATCCCAAATCCTCAAGAAAAAGAGCCCAGCTATTAGCCAGGCTCTTCATTATAAAACTTCGATTTCTTCGTTCAATCTAGTTCCTTGTTTTCGCAAACTTCCGTTATGCCATCTACGAAGTCTTTTAATAAATTAAAACATCTTCGATGACACAAGAAAAGTAAACTGCCGTCGTGTGGATTCGTCGCTCCTATATAATCGCTTGCGATCTCAATCTCACCCATACACAGCGGGCAAATTTCAGTGGATTCTGGAATTACTTGAAACCCTAAACCATATCCTGCCACGGTCAACCCTTCTTTCTTTTTTTGGAATCCTACACCCACCGCGTCCAGCAATCGTTACCTTGTCGCTCCACCCACCGCATCCAAAAATCGTTACCTTGTCGCTCGTAGACCGCCAATCCAACTTTGACCAAGTGTTTTTTGGCCGCTTTTTGCGCCATTACGCCGATCCCCAATCCCAGGCAATGATCCAAGATTTCTTTTTTCGACGATCGCGATTTCGATTTCAAAAAATCCACGATCGCTACAGTTGCGCGATCCCGCGCCGTGATCCTTGATCGCTCAATTGCCGACAAATAGAGATCAAGAGCCGTGGAGATCGTCTCGATTAATGGGCGATCTTGTGGGCAGCGGGCTATTAGATTATCAGATATCTCAATTTTCGCCATTTTTATTCCTCCTTTTGTTATGTTATGTATGGCAATAGCCCGCCAAAGGCGGGCTATTAGGCTATCTATGCGGGAGCTCACCCAGGGACGACAATAGGCTTGCTCCAATCGCAGGCGTCGCTCTCATCGCCACCTTGCACATAATCATCCCGGATCTCATATTGCAGTGCGATGCCATCAATGATCGTGCGCTGTGTATAGTAGCGGTCTCCATATGTGCCGTCCAGATACGGGATGTGTAGCGCATTCTCAATTATGTCCTCTGCTGTGATAATCTCCTTGTTTAGTGCCTTTTGCATCAGATCCCTTAGGTCTTCCGCGGATACCTTTTTGCCAAGCTTATCTCCGAGAGCCTCTGCAGCTGACCATACATCGGCCCAATCCTCTGTGCCATTTTTTGCTCTCCAGCTTGCGATCTCCTCAATTAAAGCCTTTTGTGTTGTTCTGTTCATTTCTGTCCTCTTTCTTGGGGTGTTGCCCCTCTGTTGTCTTATATATTTATTATACCATACTATCCCCAACTTGTCAACTGATTATCAAAAAGTTTTCCTCCCGCATTAAAAAGAAATGAATTTTGAATCTATCCCCTTTCTACTAATCAAACAATAGTAATAATACTAATGAAAGAAGAGACTATTCTCTCATTTAATAAGTAAGCTGAATAAAGGAAAAACTAAGACAATTTCTGTCTACCGCAAAGAAGGAAAATGAAAATGAAAACTTGCCAATTTCTTAAATATTATCAAGAAGAAAACTACACCACACATCAATAAGAAAACAATGAAACATAAAGAGAAAGAGAAAAGGAATCCTATAATCAATAACTTAGTATAGATAACGTAGCTGTCCCAGATAAGCTGTCCGTGTCTATAGCATACTGTAATAGCCTTCTAAATCAAGGGATACCTGCTTATCAGCCCCCCTAAATCAAGAGATACCTGGTTCATCAAAGCCCCCTAAATCAAGAGATACCTGGTTCATCAAAGCCCCCTAAATCAAGAGATACCTGAAGAAAAGGGCTGGTAGAAAGCCAAAAGCACGAAGCGAGCCCTGACGGGGCGAGCGAGCTAAACCGGGGGCTCTAAATCAAGAGATACCTGGTAGTCGGGGGCTTGCCCCCTGCCCTCCGTAGCCGACCCCCTGGTCTATTATGCATCTCCCAAAGCTATCTTTATTCACCTCCCAAAGGTGTCTCTCCAGACCAGCTCACCCCTTACAGGGGCTCGCTTTGCTTCATTCCCAAAGCTATCCTTTGCCTCTCCCAAAGCCCCCCTTTGCCTCTCCCAAAGCTTGCTCTATTCCATCCCTGAAGCTATCTTCACCTCCCAAAGCTCGCTCTATGCCTCCAGGAAGCCGTCCCAATCACCCCCTAACCCTTACCATTACTATTCTTTTCAATTACTTTACCATTGATTAAATAGCAAACTAAAGAGGTGGACGTCTTCCCGTCAGAAAGCCAACTGGAAAAAACACGAAAAAGCAAACCCGCGCCATTGCTCACTTAGTGTCCAGAAATCCCCGGGTTCTATAAAAAAGCCAACTGGTAAAGCTGGTAATGATTGGGAGATAACTTGGGAGAATACAGAGCCTCCTATATAGGTAGCCCCCTGTGATATCAAGGGCTAGCCCACAACCCCCCTGAAAAACAGATGATGATTAAAACCCAGTCAAGAGCTCATTGCCTCAAGTTAACTGGAAAAAACACGAAAAAGCAAACCCGCGCCATTGCTCACTTAGTGTCCAGAAATCCCCGGGTTCTATAAAAAAGCCAACTGGTAAAGCTGGGAGCAATTGGGAGATAACTTGGGAGCAGAAGGCTAACTTGTGAGCATAACTTGTGAGCAGAAGGCTGGCTTGTGAGCATAAGGCTGGCTTGTGAGCAGAAGGCTGGCTTGTGAGCAGAAGGCTGGCTTGTGCTGATTTAGAATAAGAAGGTATCTCCCCTCCCAAGCCCCCCGTTCCAGACAGCCTCCTATCTCCTCAGTAAACTGTCCATTTATTCTGAATTACTATCATTATTATAATCATCATTACTATTGATTGATTGGGAGAAGACAGCTTATGCCGAAAAGTAAGCTGAGGAAAAGGAAGGGCTTGATTGGAGAGATACCTTGGAGATGATTGGGAGAAGCAGAGGGACAAAGAAAGCAGAGGGACAAGGAAGCAGAGGGTTAAAGAGCCGAACCTCCGAAGGAGGCGAGGCGATGCCTAGGAGGGCAGGAGCTGACTGCCATATAGACCCCTGACTATTTTGGACAACCCCTAATTTTTTTTTAGCCCCACCCGGCCCATTATTTTCCAGTTCGCTCGCTCCTTCGGAGCTCACTTTTGTGCCACTGCCTCCAGTGTGACACTGCCTCCAGGAGCTCACTTTTGTGCCACTGCCTCCAGTGTCCCACTGCCCCCAAAGCACCCCACTGCCTCCTGAAGCTCGCCTATGCCCCAGGAAGCTGTCTTTCTACCACAAGCTGTCCCTTTCACCCTAAGCCGTCCCACAGCCTCCAGAAAGCCACTACCCCACAAATACAATAACCCTTCATTCCCACAACCAAAAGTGGTTGTAAAAGACAGAATACAACTAAAAAAGGATGTCCGATGGTGTAGAAGTGCTAGACGCCGAGACGCAGGGGTATTCTTGAAAATGAGGAGATGATTTCTGGTGGGTGGAATTGGTAGTGGGCGAAAGAAGCGTCAGATTAATGAGATAGAGATGGAAGTATCTTTATCGAACAGGCTTTTGGTTCGGATAGCGTGTCAGATATGTGACTGTCCGGGGCATATAGAAAGCTTAGAGATATGCATATGGAGATTTTTAGGATTAATGACATATGATAAAGCGGTGGTAGATTTAACGGTAAGGGAGAGACGGTATCTGAGGGACATCTTGGAGGAGCTTGGGATAGCGGACAGGGAAGGCATTAAGCGAACGAGGGACAGATTAAGTGATACGTGTAATTTAGGGGATCGATTCGCGCAAGTTAAGGTACATCAGATAACTAACTTGATAATGGGGGCAGCGGAAGAATGTTAAAGATTTGGTTAAATTACGATAAGCGGTTGGATGATTATTGGTTTGAGAAGATTATGTGTTTAGACACGTGGTTAGTATTGTATCGGGGCAAGAGAGGAGAGCCATTTGACGCGATAAAGATGGCTCAATATATAGGGGAAAAGTTCACTGTTTGTTATAATGGTGAGGAATCGGATCAAGTATTTGTGATTACGTCGGTACATCCTTACAGGAATGGTGGGAGGCACATATTCACTTTTGAGGCAGTGGACGCTTATGACTAAGAGAAAGCGACCTAAGGTATCGCAAATTAAGCCACAGCAAGAGATAGCTCCTGCCACAAAAGAAGAGATAATGACAGACGACGAGAATAAATACTGGGAAGATTTAGCGGTAGAATATTTAAAGTATCCTGGGGATAGTCCCACGGCATTTTTTGTATCGAAGGGGATTATTTGCAGCAATCGCAACTTTGGATTTTTCAGGAATGCGCAGCAGGAGAAGCAAGCGTTAAAGAAAGATATTAAGCGTGAGGCGTCGGTAATTGAGGTAGAATTCCGCGAGAAGCATTTAGCGGTGGCGTCAAAGATGGAAGATACCTTATTAGCGATATTAGCGGCGGGCAAGGTATCGTGTTTAACGAGCAATGGTATGGTGGTGGAGCGTAGCATATCGCCTTCTGATTTAGTTAACTTGGCATCAGCGTGGAAGACTATTGGATCGGGGGCAAAGATGCCCTGGGGTGAATCGACAGAGCACACGATAAGTAATCCGATAGATGAGCTAGTGAAGGTGATCAGGAATAGTAATCAACCGCCGACGATAGATCAAGACCAAATAATTGTTGAAGTGCCTGCTGATTCTGAAGAGGGTAAGTGACGCTTATGAAGTGGATTAATTTTAGCCCCAAGCAGCTGGAATCCATCAGAGAATCCACGGCGCGAATTAATGTGTGGGAAGGGTCGGTAAGGTCAGGAAAAACGATTGCGTCGTTATTGCGGTGGTTAATATATTTACGAGAAGGGCCTGAAGGGGCGTTACTTATTGCTGGGCGAACAGAACGAACAATAGAGAGAAATATTATTGAGCCATTATATAGCATTTGTGGGCCAGAGAATATTAAATATCTTTGTAACAGGGGAGAAGTTTATATTTTTGGTCGCAAGGTGTACCTTGCTGGAGCGAACGACGAATCAAAGGAAGCTAATATCCGAGGGATGACTTTAGCGGGAGCGTATATAGACGAGGCGACATTAATCGAGGAGAATTTTTTTAAACAAGTGCTTGCGAGATTATCGATTGAGGGGGCTCAATTATTTTGCGCCACTAATCCGGACAGCCCGTTGCATTGGTTTAAGCAAGACATTTTAGACAACCCAAACTTAGACAAGCAGGTATTTAAGTTTTATTTAACGGACAACTTTTCGCTTGGTCAGGCGTATATAAACAATTTGAAGAAAGAATACACTGGGTTATGGTACAAAAGGTTTATTGAGGGCAAGTGGGTATTAGCGGAGGGGTTAATCCATCCGTATAATCCAGATATCCACGATATCGAGAGCCACCCCAAGATTACCCAGCATATATTAGGTATCGATTTTGGGACAACCAACAAGACGGCGATATTGCTGGCGGGCATTGGGACTGACAACCAGTTATATTTACTTGATGCCTTGAGCTACACTAATACTTTGGTTACTGATATATCTGTAGGGATAACCAAATGGTTAAGGGAGAAAAGGGTTAAGCCCAAGATGATTTTAATTGACCCTTCGGCCTCCCAGTTAATCTTGCAATTAAGGCGAGACAATTACCTTATTACGCCAGCTAATAATGATGTAAACAAGGGATTGCAGATGACGTCAGCGTTATTTGGAAAAGGGATAATCAAGATAATGCCGCAGTGTCAGCAGGTAAAAGAGGAATTATCGGGTTATTGTTGGGATGATCAGGCATCATCCAAAGGATTAGATAAGCCAATTAAGAAGAACGACCATTTTATGGATGCCTTGAGGTATTTGGTAATGGGAACGTCAAGTTTGTGGGCAAGAGAATTGACAAAGAAAAATCCACAGGAGGAGAGCGAGCAAAATGCCAATATTCCGTCGAGCACAAGTGCCTTTACTACCAAGCAGCACCTGGGAAAACGCTTACGATAAATACGCGGAACACAGCGCTTGGGCTTCAGGTAGTCCAAAGAGGCTGATTAATTTTTACCGAGGACAACTGAATAGTTTTTGGGCAGACGCAGACAGCGCGGAGCGATCAGTGATGGTGCATTACTGCCTTGCTAAGGATATAGTTAGGGTATCCTCTCAGTTACTTTTTGCGGAAACGCCCAGGATACAGTCTCTATCGGCTCAAACACAAAGTAGACTAGATGATATATTGAAAAAAAATAACTTCCCTGCTCTCTTATTGCAAGCAGGAGAAATAGCCTCAGCTTATGGAGGGGTCTATATTACTATTAATTATGACCCTGAGGTTTTGGATGTGCCGATTATTAATGTGGTTAATCCTGACTGTGGGTATCATATGATGAGGTGGAATACGCCAACTGATTTTGTATTTATACGGGAGATTTTCAGTGATGAAAACAAAATCTACCGACACATGGAGAGACGAATCAAGGGATACATTTTAAATGAGCTATGGTTAGGTGACGCTTATGATTTAGGGGTAAGAATAGAGCTTACTGATCGGCCAGAGACAGAATCTATCCTGGCGGTGGTGGAGGTATCCTCCGCGACTATTTTAGCGGTCTACGTGCCAAATAAGCTCCCTAATTTGGACTATGGCAGTTTAGGAATTGGGGTATCTGATTTACAAGGTTTAGAATCAATGCTGGATAGTTTAGATGAGGCTTACACTGGCTGGGTTAAAGATATTCGGCTTGGTGCAGGAAAACTAATTGTCCCGGATAGCATTTTGACCCACGAAGATGAGCAAACCCCGTATTTTGATAATTTTAAAGAGATTTTTACTATCTTGCCAACAAACATAATGGATATGGATAATGCAGGGAAGCTAATTCAAAACATCCAGTTTGCGGTACGAAGTGGAGATTACCAGATTGCCACAGAATCATTAATCTCGAATATCGTCACGGTTGCGGGCTACAGTCCCCAGAGCTTCGGTATCCAGACCGAAGGGACATCTGCTGAATCAGGATATGCTTTAAAGATTAGAGAGCGCAAATCTGTATCTACGACTATGTTAAAAAGTCGGTATTGGATAGTTGCCTTGAATCAATTATTAAGCGAGGTAATTTTAGCTGACAACTTATGGTTCAGCAATCACAACGAGCCGCAATTAGGCATAGAGATGTTTGATGGTGTGCCTGATGACACCAAGGAGACCGCAGGTAATGTGATAGCTTTGTATGAGGCAGGGCTGATATCCAAGGAGCGAGCTATACGATTACTGAATCCTGACTGGTCAGACGCGCAAATAATTGCTGAATTACAAAAGATTTCTGAAGATACTGGTAACCAGGGGACAAACGCCAAAAAACCCGAGGATATAATGTAATAGAAGGCTTACGGCTTGCCTCAAAAGTCGGAAAATAGCTGACAAGCGTAAATGGAGGATCTTTGATGTATAATAATATGTTTTGGGGCAGAAAAAGACTACCTTTTTTCGAGGAGGCTGGTGATGGTGGCGGTGGCGCCGCAGGAGCTGGCAATGATGGCGCAGGAGCGGGGAATGACGGCGCAGGAGCGGGTGGAACAGACGAGATTAAACTTAGCTCAAGGGCCTTTAATGAACGCTTAAAAAGAGCCGAGAAAAAAGGGCAAGATGAATTCTTGAAATCTTTAGGTTATGAAAAGTCAGATGATTTAAAAACTTTATTGGATGAAGTTAAAGCTGGAAAAGAAGCTCAGAAAACCGAATTACAAAAGCTTCAGGAGAAGACTAACGCTTTGGAATCTGAGAAAGCCTCAATTTTGAAAACTGCTACTTTGAAGCAGTTGGAGGCAGACTTGAAAATTGCGGCGATTGAAAAGGGTGTTCCTGCCGCCAAAATGGGTTATTTGATAAAATTGCTTGACACGGAATCGATAACTGCTGATAAAATAGGGGAATCAATTGACGCTTTGTTAAAGGATTTTCCCGAACTTATTCAAGCCAAGCCCCCGGGAAAAGCTGGTTCTAATTTCGGCGGTGATCCAGTCATAGATATGGATAAGTTGACTGCTGCCGATTACGCAAACCCAGCTATTTGGGACAAACTGATGAAACAAAACAAAAAGTAAACAAAAAAAATAAGCGAGGTAAAATAAAAAATGGGTACTATTGCAGATTTCAAACGAGAGCTTTGGGCTGGTAGATTAGAAGCCAACCTAAAAAAGAACTTGGTGTTTAGCAACGTTGTAAATACCAACTATCAAGGAACTGTCGCTTATGGCGAATCAGTAAGAATCCTTGGAATTACCCAACCAACGATTGATGACTATTCAGGCACTTTGGATGCTGCTGAATCAGTTGCGGGTGATTTTCTCAAAATGACCATTGACCAAGCCAAATATTTCCATTTTTATGCTGATGATGTTCTAATGCGTCAAGCTAATGGCGGTAATCTTGGTGTGGTTGATGAATGCATGAATGAAGCCTCTTATGGTATCGCGGATGCTGTCGATCAATACATTGCTGGTTTAGTTGTTGGTGCGACCAATAAAATTGGAACGACTACTGTCCCTATCGAGATTGACGCAGACAATGCTTACGATTACTTGATTGACGTAGAAACCGCATTAAAAGAATCAAATGCGAACGGTGAAAGATTTGTGGTTGTTCCGCAT